CAACGTTCATACCTAAGTCCATTAAATTTTTGTATGATTCCTCGGCCTCGCCTGCAAGTTTGTCTAATTCAAGATCCGATAGTTCACCCAGTCCCTTTACTTGTGGTAGTGCCCTTTCAATCTTATCAAATTCTGCATATGTTTTTTCGAGAGCCTTTGCAGTCTGAGGGTCAACATTCTTGGGAATTTCTTTACCGTTGTTTTTTGCTTCTTGCATTTTTTCTTTGTTGTCTACTTCGGCAAACGCTTCTTTGACATTTGGTAAATTCAATATATCTTCTAATTTTTTAGTCATGCTTATATTTACTTACGATTTCCTTGATGGAATAATTGTTCTTCTGACACAACTCTAAAAACTATTCTATTCTGTCTAGCATATGCATTCGCGGCTTCCCATTTAGCGTTGTTAATAATAACTTGCTGTTGTTTTTTATAACTCCTACCAGCCTTTTCCATTGTTGTTTGAGCCGCTGGCTTTACCTCTATAAGTTCGGCGTGTTTCTTCCCATTCCTATCGACATAAACAATAAAAAAATCTGGTACGTATATTGTGTACTTTCCTGTAAAAGGATGCCTGTATGGAATTTTGATAGATTCACTTGCCCACCTCGCCACGTTTGGGTGTTCGTCACAGAGCCTCATGAAAGAGTGTTCCCAACCAGATCTGTATGTGGGAGTTTTTAATCCAATGTATTTGTCAGGATTTTTTAACTTGTATTTTCCGTGGGCGAACTTCATGAGTTACCCCAATATGTTTCGCTTAACAAAATCTTTTGTAGTTTTTTTTGACCTTGTACCTAATGCACTTGACTTGTATCTTCTTGCATTGAGAATCATTGTGACTAATTCATTAAGTTGTACAGGATTTGCATCACCCAACTTGTCCAGCACTTGTTGAGATGGTACTTCGTCAACTTTTGCCTGTTGTAAAATTATGTAAGCAAGTTGTTCTGCTGGTTCTCTGTCGAATCCTCTTTTAACAAAGAAACCTATAGTCGCATCGTACTCACCTGCACTAAATTCATGAGGTTGTACGTACTGATTGGTTGAAAGTTCGTCGATCGTTTTTCCTAACGAATCTCTTTTCTTGCTTGGTAAGTTTGTATATACTGTCATTATACTTCTAGTTTCTCTGTTTCTATCGCAACGTCATTCGACTCGCGATCTATTTTTATACATCCTTCAGTAACTAGTTTGTTTACATTTGCTACTGCCTTATTGGAGTAAGTATTTTTTACACTGTCACTTTGTGAAGCATACTCTATTTCACTTTCAGCAACACTCAAACCTTTTCTGCTTCCAATGTCTTTGAAGTAAATGCTGGTTGCAACACTATCACGAACTTCACTGTTGTTGGTAACCAGGTTTACTGCTTCTGTTGAACTTAAAAAATTAACTGTGTCTTGTTGTGGAGCAACAGTAGTTGCACCTGAATTCCTGTCGTCGTTTAATGATTTAGCACTTGCAACCACACCGGATAATGCAACTGTGGCCGCGGCCGCACCTACGGAAAAGTCTCCTACTGGATTTGCTATTGTGCCTGCTGATTCACCAATTTTTTTAATTTCATCTTTTACGATGCCGCCAATTTCTTCTTTCAAGGCATCTTTTGCTTTAATTTTTCTTGCATTGTTGTAAGTGTTTATTCCTTTTAGTATAGTGCCTAGGCCTACTTGTCCTGATCTTACATCTCCTAACACTGATCCGACGCCGTCAACGATTCCGCCCGGACCAAAAATTGAAGTTGTGCCTCCACCTAAAACAGACAATGGCGATGGTTCGTTGTCATAATGCACTGTGGCAAACCCAGGGACTCCGCCACCTTTCACCAAACCTGTTCTATATAAAACAGTTTCATACATCAGTTCCATTGTGTTTTGTAATATGCCTTGACCGTCTGCCTGATCCATTTGATCATGACTAAATGATGCTATCACAGGGTTGATTAAACTAAAACTCGTAAATCTTTGTTTGTGCAAAACAAATATATCTACTCCTCTTATAAGAGGTTTCTTTCTCACCGATGCAGTGTCTAAACCAAACTGTGTATTTTGAATAGTGTCTCCGTTATCGTAAAACGTATCTTTGTTCATTGTACGCATTGATGGATTTGTTACGATCGAATCTGCTATCATGTATTCATAATATGATTTCCAAAATGCGTTTACAGTATCAGCATTGTCATCGTGGAATGTAATGTTGACCGGACTGTATTGAATTCTTGTTGCTATGTAAGTTTTTTTATTGTATTGCTGTTTTTCTTCTACGTTCATATTGTACTTTGGTAGGTCGACTGCTTTGACAAGCATATTAAGATCTAACAAAGTAGTTTTATTGAAGTTTGGATTTTGTATCACCGATGTGTCTATGTCAAACACAACATGGAAAAGAAATTTATTCTTTGGTGCTAGTTTAAAATTGTCATCCAGGTACAGACGAGATGCGTGTCTGTAATCTTTCATTCCAGGTAAGCCTGCTGAGAATCCGTTTAAAAAATTGTTTATACTTGGCATACTGTATTTATAGTCACAAAAAAAGCGCCATATAAAGGCGCTTTTCCTGTTTTATAATTGCTTTAAATTTTATTATACACCAGCGCCGGTTGCCAATGTACCTAATGTTCTTGTTACAGCAGATCCGATTCCAGTACCTTGTGGTGTTTGTACTGCGTTATCGTATCTAATAGCAAGTGTAATTGTAGCCGGGTCTGACGTTGCGTATGCTAATTGGTTGTAGTTTACTGATTCAACATATGCACCGTATAATTCAAATGTTTCTAGTACGCCTGGAGTTGTTGCTCCATTACCACCATCTAACATTTCAATTCTAGTTGTGAATTTGTAATCAACACCAGATGAAGCAGATGCTTGTTCAAAGAAATCGAATTGTTTCTGTACTTGTTCTCCAACCAATTTAGAAACTGCGTTGTTAACGTCATCTCTAATTGTAAGAGTGATTGGGTTCCAAGTATGTTTACCTGCCATGTATACTCTTGAGTTGTACACATCTAATGTGATTTGATCAAAACTTAAATCTGGTCTTGTAACATCAACAACTTGTTTTGTAATTTCAGACCTTGGAGTAGAAATACCAAAATTTTCAAGTATCACCCTAAACCTATACTGAAGTTTTGGCATCAACAAACCTTGGTTTGCCGCACTCTGGTCGTTTGCTAGTGGTACTGTAAATTTTGATAAAGTTGATACTGCCATTTTTGTCTTCCTCTCTATTTATTTTGGTTATCCACCAAGTTGTGATATTTCACCTGTATTTTTTAATCTTAGTGGTATGTAGATAAATTCAACTGATTTTACCGGTTCAACTGCAATATCCACATACAATTCATTTCTATCAATTCTTGTAGGTGTGTTATTTGTGCTATCACATACTACTAAGAAGTCATATAATGCTCTTTGTCCAACAAGTTCTAACAAGAATGATTCAACTGCTTGTTTGATTTCGTTTCTTGTTATTTCATCGTTAGGTTCAAAAATAAATGGTTTACCTATTTTGCTTAATTGTGTTCTTAGATAAACTGTTAATCTTGATACGTTAATTCTATCTAATGCACTTGTCATTGATGGTGCAACTTTAGTTAGGTTACCGTAGTTAACAATACCTGCGCCTGCAAAGAATGTAATTGGATTGATCTTCGCTGTGTGCATCGAATCTCTTAATCCTTCTGTTACTGATATTGTCTCAAATTCACCGCTTGTAGAATCAATGTATCCTACTGCTGTTGCATTGTCCACAACACCTCTTCTTGTACCTGCTGGTGCGAACCAAGGGAAAGCAACGTTGTCGTTGTTAGCCAACACTCTCATTATCATATGAGAAGGTGGTACAATTATTGATTTTCCTCTGTTGTCGCTTGTTCTTCCAGATGGATAAAACACTCCTAAGTATTCATCGCTTGATACAAGACCTGCATCACCGTTGTCTACTGCACCTGCATTGTTATTAGACCAGTTTGTTAACTCAGTTGCAGTTCCACCTAATCTAAATGGTGTATCACCCACAACAAACGCTGTGTAGTTT